TTCAACCCGACCGACACCATTTCAAAGCAGTTTAAGAATGGTCTGATGGGTACTGGCGTGCTGGGTTTTGAAGAGATCAACATGTCTCAGTCAATCAAACAGCACACCACCGGCGATTGGGGCACCTCAATCAGCACCGCCGCTGCGGTTACGACCGAAGGCGCAACTTCGATTAGCATCTCCTTTACTGGCTCTAGCAAGACTTGGAAAGTGGGCGATGTGTTCACCATCGACGGCGTGTATATGGTCAATCCTCAGACCCGCGAATCGACTGGCAGCCTGATGCAATTCACCGTTACCGAAGACCTCACCGCGTCTTCTACCGGCACGCTGAAGTTTGCCCCGGCGATGTACTCCTCGGCCCACGCTCTTGCTACTGTCAATTCGCTTGCCGGCAACAGCAAGACCATCACCATGCTGGGTTCGGCTGCTACGCAATACGCTCAAAACCTTGTGTACCACAAGGATGCGATTACGTTTGCCACCGCTGACCTGCTCCTGCCGCAAGGTGTGGATATGGCCGCTCGTGCTGTGCATAACGGCATCTCGCTGCGTGTTGTTCGTCAGTACGACATCAACAACGACCGTATGCCTTGCCGTATTGACGTTCTGTACGGCTACAGCGCAATTCGTCCGCAAATGGCTTGCCGTATTTGGGGCTAAGCACTTCGGGGGCTTCGGCCCCCGTTTTAAACGATTTGAAAGGAATTCATCATGGCTCTTCCTAAAGTGGGTGACGGCTATCAAGCCGGCGATGGCAATATCAACGAAACTCTGAACGTCGGGGCGTCTGGTCAAGCTGTTGCTTTGGCCTCTGGCACCGGTGGCGTGACGATTGGTTCTGCCGCTACGTCCAAAGTCGGTTTCTATGGCAAAACCCCGGTGGTTCAGCGTGCGTACAGCTCTGCTGTGCATGCGACCTCTGCTCTGGCAACCTCGACCGCTTTCGGCGCGACTCAACTTGCCGCTCTGCAAGAGGTTCAGTTGACGTTAATTGGTCTTGGCGTTTACGCCACGGCGTAACTTTGCAGGGGGCTTCGGCCCCCTTCTTACCTATGAAAGTTATCTTCTGCATCCCAACGCTTAAAAAACCCTATCAGCAAACGCTTGATAGCCTTGCCGCATCTATTCCGCTGATTCAAGCAGCTGGCTGGGAAGAAGGTATGGTGTCCGAAATAGGCTGTCCGTATATCTCGGCGGCCAGGGCCACCATGCTACGCAAGGCACTTGATGCCAAAGCTGATGTGATTGTCTTCATTGACCACGATGTTTCATGGAAGCCTCAAGACCTTTTGACATTGATAGAAACAAAAGGCGATGTAGTTGCCGGAACATATCGATTTAAAAAGGACGAAGAGGAATACATGGGAGCAGTGTTGTCGAATTCTGACGGCACGCCAATGGTTCGTGAAGACGGGGCTTTGATGGCGTTTTCTGCTCCGGCAGGATTTTTGAAGATAACCAAGGAAGCGGTCAATAAGTTTATGACCTCTTATCCTGAATTAGTCTATGGCGACAAGTTTCACCCGCTTGTAGACCTGTTCAATCATGGGGCGCATAAGGGTACATGGTATGGCGAAGACTATGCGTTTTGCCGTAACTGGCGAGACGCAGGCGGCTCGTTGGTCATCGTGCCTGATCTGGACATTACGCATCACACCACTGAGCAAGCCTATCCCGGAAACTTTCACATGTTTCTGAGACGGCAGCCTGGTGGTGATTTACACGAGGAATGAAACATGCCTAATACCAAAGCAATTGGGGTGGCCTTTGAAGACCCGCAGCTTGACGCGGCAATCATTGGAAAGTCTGGCGGCACCGTGGGTTTCTACGGCAAAACGCCTTCTACGCAACGCGCATCTAGCGTTCAAGCAACGTCTAACCTTGCTGTTTCGGCATCGTTTGGCGCTACCCAGCTCGCAGCCGTTCAGGAAATCATGAACACGCTGACCGCGCTGGGTTTGTGGAAAGGTTCGGCCTAATCAAGGCCGGCTTTGCAGGCAGGGGCCGCTAAAAGCGGTTTCCTGCTTGTTTATTGTTAAAGGGAAAAAATGCATATCTATCTAAAACATCCTGTTCATGGCACTAAGATTGCGACGCTTGAAATGGAAGCGGAGTTCGATGAACAGCATGGATGGGTGCGCTATAATCATGAAGAACCTGAAGAACCGGAAGAAGATTTGTTGGAAGCAGTAAATCAACTTCAAATAAAACGTCGAGGCAGGCCGCCAAAGATTGCGGCGTAAGGGGAAAACATGGCAACGGCTGGCGATCTTATCAATGGCGCTTTGCGACTGTTAGGCGTGCTGGCGGAAGGTGAAACGCCATCTGCTGAAACATCTGCCGATGCCCTGACCGCCATGAATCAAATGATTGATTCGTGGAACGCTGAACGTCTTTCCGTATTCAATACACAAGATCAGACTTTTACTTGGCCTGCTGATGAGATTACGCGCACGCTTGGGCCTTCTGGTAATTTTGTCGGCAATCGTCCTGTGTTGTTGGATGACGCGACTTATTACCGCGATCCGACGACAAACGTGTCGTTCGGGATCAAATTCATCAATCAACAGCAATATGACGGCATCGCGGTCAAAACGGTGACTTCTACCTATCCGCAAGTGATATGGGTAAATATGACATACCCAGACATCACCATGACCATTTATCCAAAGCCTACTCGGGCATTGGAGTGGCACTTTATCTCGGTGGAAGAGCTGACCCAGCCAGCGAATCTAGCGACAGACATTCTGCTGCCCCCGGGATATCTACGCGCCTTCCGCTACAACTTGGCATGTGAGCTGGCTCCCGAATTCGGTGTCGAGCCTTCGCGCCAGGTGCAGCGAATTGCAATGGTTGCCAAGCGCAATATCAAGCGCATTAACAATCCTGACGACATCATGAGTCTGCCTTACTCGCTGGTGGCGACTCGCCAGCGGTTTAACGTGTATGCGGGCAACTATTGATGAAAACCCCCATCCTCGGCTCTAGCTACGTCGCACGAAGCCCTAACGCTGCCGACAGCCGCATGGTCAATCTGTTCCCTGAAATTGTCCCAGAAGGCGGCAAGGAGCCTGCATGGTTGCAGCGCGCTCCAGGCTTGGTGTTATTGCAAACCGTTGGAACTGGACCTATTCGGGGGCTTTGGACGTTTGGAAATTATGGATATGTGATAAGTGGGTTAGAGTTATACCAGATTGACACAAACTATAACGCTACGTTTTTGGGCAACGTTTCAGGAACCGGCCCTGTGTCTATGGCTGACAATGGGCAACAACTTTTTGTTGCCTGCAATGGCCCGTCTTACATCTACAATGCAAACACTAGCGTTTTTCAGCAGATCACCGACCCAGACTTTCCAGGGGCGGTAACAGTCAGCTATTTGGATGGATACTTTGTATTCATTGAGCCAAATAGCCAAAAGGTATGGGTAACGGCTATTTTGGAAGGCACACAGATTGATGCGTTGGACTTTGCCAGCGCGGAAGGATCACCTGACGGGCTGGTATCCTCAATCGTAGATCATCGCGAAGTCTGGCTATTTGGCACAAATAGTGTTGAGGTTTGGTACGACGCAGGACTAACTGATTTCCCTTTGACCAGAATTCAGGGGGCTTACAATGAAATTGGATGTGCTGCCGCTTATTCAGTGGCAAAGCTGGACAATGCATTGTTTTGGCTTGGTTCCGATGCTCGCGGGAATGGCGTCGTATATCGGGCTAATGGCTACACTGGGCAGCGTGTATCTACGCACGCCATAGAATGGCAAATTCAGCAGTACAGCACCATATCAGACGCGATTGCCTACACCTACCAGCAAGACGGCCACGCATTTTACGTTCTGACCTTCCCGACGGCAAACGCGACTTGGGTTTATGACGTATCAACTCAGTCATGGCATGAACGTGCGGCGCTTGTTGATGGGCAGTTTGCTCGTCATCGCAGCAATTGCCAAATGAACTTCAACGGGAAAATCATCGTTGGAGATTATGAAAATGGCAAACTCTATGCGTTTTCCTCCAACGTGTATAAAGATGGCGAAAATTTAAACAAGTGGCTTCGTTCTTGGCGTGCACTGCCAACCGGACAAAACAATTTGAAGCGCAGCACTCAGCATATGCTTCAACTAGATTGCGAGTCTGGCGTGGGGGTTGATGGCATTACGCAAGGCACTGACCCGCAAGTGATGCTTCGATGGTCTGATGATGGCGGGAATACTTGGTCTAATGAGCATTGGCGAAGCATGGGCAAGATCGGGCAAACTGGCCGTCGGGTTATCTGGCGAAGGCTTGGCATGACCATGAAACTGCGAGATCGGGTGTATGAGATCAGCGGTACTGACCCCGTAAAAATTGCCATTATGGGCGCTGAATTGATCGCGGAAGGCACCAATGCCTAACAACATCACCAACATTCCGGCCCCGCGAGTGCCATTTATTGATGATCGCACCGGCCTTATGGCGCGGGAATGGTACAGATTCTTTTTAAACCTGTTTCAACTTACTGGTTCAGGACAAAGTACGTCTTCTCTTGAAGATTTGCAGGTCGCTCCGGTTTCTCAGGATATTCTTGGGGAGCTTGGCATTGTGTATGATCAATCTCAGCTGGCCTCAATGATGGCGCAGTATGAGCAAGCCGCTAGAGATTTACAAAATCAAATTGATAACGCGCCCTCTTTGCCGCAGCTTGGTACTTTGGCTGCAATCAATGAAGACAACGTGCGCCTGCTTGGGTTTAATACCAATCCATCCCCGGCAGTGCCTAATCCGGCACCTACTGGCACCCTTTATTGGGATGGCAACAGCACGCTTGGTTTGCAAATGGATCAAGGCGTATTAGCTAAGATTGGGCAATCCCAGTTTACTTATGTAAAAGCATCATCCGCAATCACCAAGGGCCAGCTTTGTAAGCACACCGGCGCGGTTGGCGGATCGGGAGTAATTGCCGTCGCGCCGACGACTACAGGCATGACAGATGCCAATCAAATTGTTGGCGTGGCCGCAGAAGATATTGCGTTAAATGCGTTTGGATTTATTCAAGATTCTGGCGACCTGCGCGGGTTTAACACTACTGGCGCAAGCGTTGGGGAAACATGGGCTGATGGAGATCCGTTGTATTACAACCCATCTTTTGTTGGCGGCCTAACCAAAGTCAAGCCTTCTGCGCCCAATCTAAAAAGTTATGTGGGCGAAGTCATCAATGCCAGTTCAGGCGGGTCAGGATCAATTCACGTTCGTATGTCGCCAGGCTCTGTTCTTGGCGGGACGGATAGCAATGTTCAGTTTGGTACGCTGTCGGATAAAGACCTAATCCAATATGACAGTACTGCACTGTATTGGAAAAACGTTTCTTTTTCATCTATCAGCGTCGGCACGGCAACGAATTTGTCGGGAGGTGCGGCAGGGTCGGTTCCGTATCAAACGGGGGCCGGCACAACCACATTTTTAAGCCTTGGAACCGCAGCCCAAGTATTGCAAGTTAATCCAGGCGCTACGGCACCGGAATGGGTAAACAGCACGGGAACGGGTGATGTTGTTCGTGCTACTAGTCCAACGATTGCAACGCCCACCATTACCACTAGCGCAACGGTGCCGCTTGTTATTGGAGGCACTGGAACCACCAGCACGCTCACTTTGCGTTCCACTTCTGGAGTAGGAACAACAGGCGCAGATATTGTTTTTCAGACTGGGAACAATGGCGCAACAGAAGCTATGCGCGCTGTTAATAACGGCAATATCGGAATGGGTATTGCTGTGCCGACTGGAAACTCATCAAAACTATTGCATGTGCATGGGACTACTTCTGAACTTCATTTAACCAGCACTGCAACCGGAACGACAAGCACAGATGGATTGTGTATACAAATGTGGTCTGATTCTGTGGTGTATTTTATACAACGCGAAAATGCCGCAATTGAGTTTTGGACAAATAACACAAAACGTGTGTCTCTCAGCAGCGGAGGAAATTTTTTGGTTGTTGGATCTGGCGGACTTGGTTACGGAACAGGCTCTGGTGGGGCGGTTACTCAAGCAACAAGTCGAACAACTGGCGTAACATTGGATAAAACAAACGGAGCGATAACTCTTGTTAGCGCGGCAGGAAGCGCGACCTATCAATCATTCACCGTAACTAATAACACAGTAGCCGCTACCGATACAATCATTGTCAATCAAAAGTCTGGAACTGATAAATACATCATTTTAGTTACTAACGTTGCGGCTGGATCGTTTCAAATTACATATGCCACCACTGGTGGAACGACAACAGAACAACCCGTGTTTAACTTTGCAGTTATTAAGGCCGTGACAGCCTAAAGGATAAAATATGACTGTTTCTGTAAAAGTTTTGATTCCGGCAAAAATTGCCGAAGCCACGCAAACCACGCAATACACCGCCACTGGCGTCACCACCATTATCGACAAGTTTACAGCCACCAATTACAGCGCGGCTGCGGCCACGATTTCAGTCAATCTTGTGACCAGTGCTGATACTGCTGGGAATCAAAACTTGATTGTAAAAACTAAGGCTTTACAAGCCGGCGAAACTTACACGTTTCCCGAGATTGTAGGACAAGCGCTTTCTCCTAGTGGATTCATCAGCACTATTGCCGGGACTGCTACGTCAATCAACATTCGGTCTTCAGGTCGTGAAATTACCTAATGAAGTGTGGTCAGTTGTGCTGGATACGTTGGATCGATTTGATGGAATCCAATGCGATGCGCCAGAACTCCGGGAGCATGTCGAAGAACATTGCGATATAACGCTTTTTGACGGCGGCGCGTTTATTGCAGATGGCAATGAGTTTGATTTATTTGTAGTGCCAGAAAAACGAGGCAAATGGCGAATTCGTAAGGAAATCACCGCATTTCTTGCTAAACTTGCAGAAACGCATGATAGAGCTGTTATAAAGATTTACCCGGAAAACAAACCATCGCTTAGGCTAGCGCTTGGATTTGGCTTTGAACCAGTTGGCAAAGATGGCCGACAGATAGTATTGGAGCGACCTCTATGGGTAGCATAGTCAAAAAAGCGGGCGGATTGATTGGGGCGGGGCTTGGATATGCGCTTGCTCCTGCAACTGGTGGGCTTAGTGCAGTTTTAGGAAGCACCGCACTTGGAGCAAGTATAGGCGGGGGCCTGCAACAATCTGCCG